TAAGCAAGGGATGCACCCTCGCTCGATAACCCAAGAAAGGGGTAATTATGGAACAGAAAGAAGTTCTCAATGATATCACACATGTTACTGATCATCTTTATAGTAGTAATCTGGATGCTGATATTTCCAAAATAAAAAACGTAAATCTTGATGCTGATATTTCTATAGATAGTAAGGTAATTAACGCATACGATGCCAAAACCAATCGCGGTGCAGAAACACGCGCTTGCTTTGAAAACATCGGGTATGAGTTCGCGTGCCTATTTCAAGCAATAGAACAATACGAAGTTCGTATAGCTGAGCTTGAAACCAAAGTATCAGACCTAGCAGATGATATAGATTCCCATACCACAGGCCATGAAGATTACGTAGATGAAGCAATAGAAACACATCGCGATGCAGAAGATCAACTCTTAGATGATAAAATACAGGATAAATTATCCGAAGCAAGATTCAGCGTACAGGTAGAGTTTTAATGCAAATAGAAATAACCGTAGACGGCATCCCCCACAAAAAAGTGGGGGAGGCCCTAACCGAGCTCGTAACAACAGAAGTACAAGCTCACAATTACTGGTCTAAACGCGGATCTGAATTACTAAATGTAGATCTAAGCAAAGGTAACATCAATCTACAAGACTTACTAGATGAAGTGACTAGCATATACATTATAAAAGCCGCAATCATATGCGACAACAAGCAGCAGATAGCCAAAACACTCGGGTTAGGTAGTTATCAAACAGTAACTAATAAAACGAAAAAGTTGGGCATTAATCTAAGCGAATACGGCCTATGAAAGAATTTTTCATAGATCGCGCCAGCTACGGCAAAACTCGCACAGCCGTAGGTGAATATCTGCGCCTATGCGAACGTGAATTCAACCTTGAAACAACCATCAACCATACAAGGTTAGAAGAATTCACAGCCGATCGTAAAGTGGGCGCACTCGCATTCACACTCGCCAGCATCTGCCATAAACATCCTGAAGCTCACGCAAATTTGCAAAAACAAATCCAAAACAAACAACGCGCTGTAGCTCAATTAGAAGCAAGGAAAACCCGCTATGAGAACTAACCAAATCAGTGATAACAAAATTCATTCCAATACTCGCAAAACTTGGAAACCTGAAGAAATAGCTGAACTAATAGAACTTTACGAAGCAGATATAAAAACCGCCGATATTGCTACCCATCTAGGCAGGACACCAAAAGCAGTATATGACCGCATAAGTCTCGTACGGGGACAACTAAAAGCTAAACCCCGAAAAACACCTAAACCATCTAAAAAGTCTAAAAAGTCTGAATTATCCGATGATTATGTAGATACTCACGCCGATTTACAAAGCACTCACTTCCCAACAATGGCTGATGATTGGGACGCTGTTCGTAATATAGGCAAAAAATCAAAAACACCCGAACCCATAACAATCAAACCCAAAAAACTTGCACTCACTCTAAAACCCGAACAAACAAACAACACTCACTGGGTAATTCCAAAACAACTCGTTACCTTCTGCATTATTGCAATCATCGTCGCTATAACAGCATACACCATCGGGTACACAAGCAAATAACAGTAGTCAAATAAAAGAAAAAACACTATCATATAATCACGCAATACGGATCATTCCTTAACCCATTACCTGCGCTCCTCCGTATTGCGTACTTTACGACATGTTTACTTCTCCCTAACTCCCATGCATGCTCAATCATGCATGGGTTTTTTACTTCAAAAACGACTTTGCTATATAGGAGTAAAATCGGAATGGAATGAAATTCGTTTTTCAGATCGGATAATATACAATATCACGATATACCACATAATCAATNGGTTAGCATGGATTACTGACCAATGACTCCGATATCACAATAAAGATTCAGTAACTTTCTCTGTACGCGCGACGATTTTGGAAAAGAAAAAAAACTTACTCCTTTTCGTTTTTGGTCCTATATAGCAAAGTGATCCCATCCTGTAGAAGAAGGAAAAAATAAAGATGCCTCTCGCTAAAGCTACTCACAAAAATAAGCTAGACGTCGTTGCAAATCCTCGAACAGAAAAGAACATCACTCCGAAACAAGAAGAATTCTGTAAAATCTACGTATCTGAAGACATCTCGCAAACCGAAGCCGCAATCAGGGCAGGATACTCTGTAAAATCAGCTCACGCTATAGCCTCCCAACTCCTAAACGGTCAACGCTACCCACACGTCGTAGAAAGAATTCGTGAATTAAAACAAGAATACGCTCGCAAATACGAAGTCTCATTTGAAGGTCACGTAAAAGAACTAGCAAAAATTAGGGACGCCGCATTCACCAACCAAAATTATCCAGCAGCAGTAGCCGCTGAAAAATCCCGAGGTCAAGCCGCTGGTCTGTATATTGACCGCAAAGAAATCTTGCATGGGCGTATAGATAAAATGAGCCGCGATGAAGTTATGCGGGAAATCACAAGACTTCAAGAAGAATTCCCCGCTCTAGCCGCAGTATCGGAAGGAAATCTTAAGATCACAAAAGATCTAAACGAAGTTGAAGATGCAGAAATAATAGGAGAACAATAGATTTGTCAGGCAAAATATCCTGCGCTACACTATAAGTACGGAAGCAACCAGTCATAGAAAGGACTGTTCAATGTCTACCAAATTTACCGAATGGACTAAACGCCTCGGGCAACAACACTTCGCAATGTACGACGGCACAGGTCGCACACTTTGCGGGATGCCAATGCTCGGCAATAACTACGCCCACGCAATGCACGACGAAGACAAAGCACCGTGCTCACAATGCGCCGAGCGCATGGCATTTATCACAGAAGGCGAGCGTGTATAATGGTAAAGATTTATCGCCACGATGCAGTTAGCAACGGCGTCACATACAGTGCCGTTTTGAATGACTTTGAAAACGGGCAAGCATCTGAAGTCATTTTAAAATCTGAACCTATGGGCATGAGGGTAATGCACGAAGCCGACTTCCCCACATCGCTGCTAGGTAAAGCATCACGTGATGGCTACGTCCGAAGCATATTGCAGAGCTTTGTAAGGCATCACGCGAAGGATACGTCCGAAGCATATTGCAGAGCTTTGTATATCAAGACCTGTTGCGCGACTACAAAAAGGTTTGACAATAAAAAAGTTTGACAACAAAAGATTAGCTCCCCGCACAGTCGGGGTGCTATACTATAGGTACAGAAACCTAGTGCCATAGAAAGGGCCAGATATGTTTAATCTACCTACGATCACTGTCGCCAACTATGCTAAGATGTGGCAGGCAAGCGCAGAGGCAGAACCCGATGAGGCTGAGTACGTCCGCAATACAAAACCTCTGCAAGCGTTAGCCGAGTTATACGTGCAGGGCGATAACTGGCATTACTATGATCCAGAAGACGCAAGTAACGATACAGCTAATGAGGCGTTAGGATTATTTCCTTATCCAGAAAAAAGCATGTTTTTTCTACACCCGTATGGCGAACGTCAAGTAGCCAGTATTGCTACTCCTGACGGGTACACACACTCTGTAGATGTTTATGCTTTAGACAACATAGAAGTCGTGCAAATAAACCATAGCGGATGCTCAGCACATGGTGAGTTGCCGACATATTTCATGCGTGATAAAACGCAAAACAATGGTAGATCATATACTTTTATGGAGTGGTAATGGCAACTAAGCCAGAAAGTCAGCTTTGGGGTAAACTCAAAGCTGGCACTAAAGATTTAGGGGTGTTTTGGACTCGTATAGAATCTTGGTCTAGTCCAGGAGTTCCTGACTTACATGGCATAGTAGATAGTCAGCCTTTTTGGTTAGAATTAAAGATCCATAAGTTAAAGTCATTAAAGAGCATCAGGTTACGCCCACATCAAATATCGTGGCAGACAAGGTATGCAGCTCAAAATGGCAACGTCTGGAACTTGGTTGCCCACCCGCCGAGCCGGACTATAAATTTATTTTGGGGTGGGAGAGCCTTAGAAATCGCTGGACAGACAGATGATAAGGGACCGTTGGAGCCTGATTGGAGTTCAGGGATCCCATCCGATTGGAGGGGAATGATTGATATGATAGTCTTGTCCCATGATAAAAGAAAGAGAAATTAAATCATCGTTTATCGTCTTTTGAGCTTGATTAGATAGATCGTGCAGATCGTAATTGATCGTCAGTCA